TGCTTTCAAATAACTAGCTCTGGTGGTTTGCCCAATAGATTCTAAATACCCAACAGCAGATTCTCCACCTGGATGAGTAGGCGTACCTGAATGAGTATTAGGCTCAGCTGCAACAGCATCACTACCACCTGGTCTAGGTTGCTGTGGTGCACCTGTTGTTCCCCCATTAAATAAAGGACTCATAATATCAAATCTAATATTAAATCCTAAATAAGTTGGATCGTCTAAAGCAGTAACACCATTCCCTCCACCTAGCGCGCTAAAGCTTGGTGTGACAAATGATTTTGCAAAATCATAAGAACTTGGAAACTGACCTGTCAAATTACCTAGCTTATCAGCATTTAGGTAATCTTCAGGAACTCCCTTAGGGTCTAACGGATTATATAACTCGAGTTTAGGCATATAAATTTTTTTTATTTATTCTTTATGTTGTAGGAGTAACCTCTCTTCTACGTAAATGTAATCTCTGTCTCATTCCTGCTCCACCTGCCTGAGGACCTTTTGTCATAAAATATTCTATACCTGTGATAACATAAAAACCAGAAAGGTATTCGTTAATAACCCCAAATTCATTTGAAGTATCACTACCTGCATTATCAGGTGTCTCCTTTCTTCTTTGTGTATCAGTTGGTGCATTCTCATCATTTTCAGTAGCAGTTAAAACACCCTTTACCATCTGAGCAGTTTCCATCATATGACAATAAATTCTACTATACCTTAATATAGCAGGATTAACTGTATCTAATTCAATAGTCATACCTAGCTTATTAATTTCTGCGAGGTTTTGAAAATTTTGTATAGATGCATAATAATAATTCTCGTGTACATTATCCCCTTGTGTACCTAAAAATTTAAACTTAACTTGTTCTTCTCTAGGACCTTCTACTTCACCTTCTGGTGTTACTCTACCTTTAGTGACTGGTACCATTCCTTCTGTATCAGTAGTTAAGGGATCTACAAATTCACTTACAAATTCTTTTGCATTTAAGTCCCAATATTGTGTAAATCTTTTATAGCCATTATTTTTACTAATCTTACCACTATTATTTACTTGTTGATATTTAGATATGTATCTGGCAGTTCCTTGAAAATCTAACTGATTACTTAGCATATTTGGAAACTCATTATCAGTTTCAGCTTGATCTCCACTACCCATAGTATCCATTGCATTCTGCTGAAACATTTGACTAACTTCTAAATCACCGTCTTGTCCAAAAAATTTATTAGCATCAACAAAGGTTAAGTAATAGTAAGGATCAATGTAAGCAGTAAAAAATGACTCATCATTTAAGTATGAATTTGAAGTAATATCTTGTATGAATTTTTCAGAAGTATCGTATGGGTTAGTCCAAACTTGCTGATCTGCAGTATCTTCTACATTTGAAGCATACCCTAATTTTAATCCTTCTGCTATTGCAAGTAAAGAATTCCAACTTGTGTTATCCTGAAACTGTACCTTCTCTGTAAATAAGTTAGGTACATTCATTCTGCCTTCAACCATTAATTGTGATGAGGTATTTGTTGCACCACCACCACCTAGCGGTTTAATATTTTCAATAGTAAAATCAATTCTTATTGGCTTAAATGTAGTTTCATCACCTTGTGATCTAATGTATAACTGAATTAAGTCTCCATCTTTAGGAAAAAATCTAGCAGTAAACATACCATCCCTATCAAAGAAACTAAATCTACATGTAGGATAAAATCCTGTACACTCAAGCTCAAACATTTCCAATCTATCACCCTGTACTTCATAATTGTTAATCTTAATAAGCGGTATCATCGTAGAAAACTTTGATGGTTTTTCTTTCATAGTTTCACCATCCGAGTTTTCAGTACCACTCTCAACATCAGTCATTTCTAATTCATCAAGTACAATGGTAGGTTCTACCACAGTTAATATATTTCTTTCTACTGCAGACATATTTAATTAGTTTGTGATTTCTTTAAAGTACTTTTACTTTTTAAATTAGTTCCTAGTTGTATTTTACCACCGCTATAGGTTTTTGATTCTTGGCCTGGCTGTAGCATATTAGGTGGCATTGGTTGTTTTACGCCAGCTTCACTACTCTTTGCCTTTTCTATTAATCTTTGCATTCTTCCTTGATCCTTTTCACTCTGTCTGCCTGTATCTACATAAGCCTGTTGTGGCGCGGACGGAGTTACTGCTGGGTTAGGTTTCTTATAAACTATATCCTTTCTCTTTAAATTAGGTATTATTAAAACATCACCTTCATTAACACTAAAAGGATTAAAGATATTATTAACTACACAGATAGCATCTATAAATTCACCACTACCAAAATACACCTCTGATATCTTATCTATTCTACCTATCTGATCTTGTGTAACATAATGCAATGCCCTAACACCAAGATCAGCATCATAAATAAACGAAGGCGCAGTAAGGTCCCAATAACCTTCACCTGTTCTATCTAATGTTAATTTATTTTTTAAAGTTAATGATTTTACATTCATATTTAATAATTATATTAAGAATCAATAAACATACTTACCGTATTAGAAATATACTCGGCACTATCGCTAGTTGCTTGTTTATTTGGATTATCTTTTATATTGGATATTTGACTACTTTTAGTATTACCAGCACGTGCACCTTGTGTAGCTTCTGTTTGACTTTTTCCTGCTTTAACTGCTCCATAAGTTGCAACATCTAAACCTGCTAAATTTAAAATATCTTCTTCGCCTTGTGCTGACGCGTAAATTCTACCACGACCGGCATTAAACATATTTTCTATATCGCCTTTATCTCTAGGCTTACCATGTTTTAGATCAATTTCAAATTTAACCTCCATTGGAAAATCATCATACCCTAAACCATGACCTAAAGTCATTGTTGAATTATCACAATACATATTACCCATTGTAACAATTGGGTTAAGTGGATTACCTACAGTTACATGCCAATCACCAGTAGGCTCTGCACTTATCAAAGCTTTAGATGCCTGAGTACCTGAAACGGCCCCAACGTTATCACTTAAGAATCCACCTAGCATATTACCTAACAGAGTTTTACCAACCTTAAGTAATCCTTCAATTCCACTCTCAGCATTTACATTACCATTAGAATCACCAAATACACTTTTAAATCCGGTTTCAACATCGGTAACTACACTTCCTATATAACCACTAAAGTCTCCTTGTTTTAATTTATTAATATCTCCAAATTGACTAGCAACGGCACCAGCACTACCATAGTACCTTTGACCACCACCAAAAAATTGTCCATTATTATAAGTCATTGTTAACATATTACTAATAATGTCAATCATTGCAATTTTAGGATTAACATAATTAAGAGATTTTAGTTCATATTCAAAATTAAGTTTTAAGTCATTTGAAAATTTCATACCACGATCTCTAATCTGAGTAGAATCAATAACATTAACAGGTCCTATTACAAAGTTAGCATAAGTAGTTCCTAGCTGATCACCAGTAGACATATTTTGTTTGGCAAATTTTTGTCTTGAGCTAATTCCTTTAAATGCATCAGCAGTTGCTTTACCTACACCGCCCATTTTAGAATAGAAAGGTTGAGAAGTATAACCACCGTCACCACTGCTAATATCTTCCATTTCAGATTTAACTTCCTTATAGTTTAAACCATAAGACATTGTTAATATGTCATCTAATTTATTTCCTGCCTTTTCACCTAAATATGTAATGGCAGTAACACCGGCAGTTTGTGTAGCATCTACATTTTCTGCAGCTCTAGGCGTATCAGGATCCTTTCCTGCTATATCCATTTTTAAATCAAATATGTTATCATTTACTGGTGTTGGGAAACGCCTTAATGTAATAAGGTGATTCACTGGTATTTGTTTATAATATTTACAATATAAGAAATCTTGCGCAGTATATGATATCCTAGGATAATTGGTATTAAAATAATCTATAAGTTTGGCGATGGAAACATTCTTTGAATCCGAGCCACCCATAGTAGCATTATCAGGACTATCCTTAAAATCAGTAAAAGGTTTTCCGCCGGTTAGTCCACCATGTAAACCTCTAAAATTAAATAAAGCATATCTGTTAAATATGGATCTAGGTACAACTGCTTTCATACCTGTAGCTACACCAAATTGATCTGGCACTGCTCCATTAGAATAAAATGATTTAGCCATCTCAGTTTCAACACCATGAGCAAAACCCGTGGATTCACCACCAAAAACACCTAGCCTATTAGGCGATGGTGAATTAGGATTAGGTGCCATGTTATTATTTACACTGCTGTTACTTCCTGTTGTTGTTGTGGACATATAGATAGACTATTTTTAGTATATATTCAGCCTAAGCTGTTGAGATACTTATCAATGTCAATATCTCCTTTTTGGAATTTATCCACCCACCCTTTTTTAAACCTAACATTAAACTCTTGTGAGCTATCAGTAGAAAGAGAACCTTTAAAAAACGGCCTTGATGATATATCTCTTATTTCTTTTAGGTTTTTTGATATTATATAAAATTGAACTTTTTCAAATAAACCTTGTAAATCATTTTTAGTTTTCTTACACATAACAGATTCTACAATTACATATAGCCTATCTCTATCACTTTCGTCAAATCTATCTTCTAATGATTTTACATTTTTAAAGTCTTCTTTTTTAATAGGCATTTTTCTAGCCCTATTGTTAAACTCATATTTAAAGTTCATATCAAAAAAATGAGACTTAAGATATTTCATATTATCATACATCTTAATAATACGAATTTGATAAAGAGGATTAATAGGATCCCATTGTGTATCTACAATAAGTCCTTTTACTGGCAACAAAACATTAGGCCTACTAAAAGAGGATAGTAGGCAATATACGATTTGTCCTTTGGTAAATATTCTGTGTGCTTTCATTCAAACTCAATGACATTTTCAAATAGCTTAGCGCTACCATTTACATTAATGTCAGGTGAATGATATATGTTATATGTGATTTCATTATTAGTTAAAGATTCCACATAAGTTTTTATTCCTGTAACAGTAGGCTCATTTAAATTACCTAACACATAAAAAATAGACACAGCATTCCTATCAAATACCGTTTGCAGTTGCTTCATTAAGTAGGAAGATACAACAGCATCAGATGGTTCAAATTGATAAAAGTCATTTTTCGTTAGCTTATTAAAAATGTCCATATAATTGATACACTCAATATTTCTTGGTACATTTCCTAAAAACGATTTTACTTTTACTGCGTCTTTTGAATATATGAAATTAAATTCTATGTTTGTTTCCATTCAGATAATAAATCGATCTCAGCTTGGAGTTCTTTTATTTTACTTTCTACTTCTTTTTGATTAGGTTCATAATGAGTTCCCCATTCAGTGCCAATTGTTAAAACTTGTTTTTCAAATTTATTACCGCACTCTAAACTTAAATCGTCAGCAAGCTCATAAAAGAATCTCATGATATATTCAAACTTATTCCTATGATCTTCATTGGATTCAAATACATCGGTTGAGGTCCACTGTTCTTTCCCACCACCATGATTATCATTAATCACTCTTTTTATTACTCCATTTCTGGCAGGCTCTAAAACAATTTTAATCATTTAGTCTTTTATTTAAAGATTCTCTAGCTTCTTTCATTAATTTTCTAGCGACCTTCTTATCAGTATGCCAAGTCTCCTTATCTTTAACGGATAAGATAGCATTAGCTTCTCTTAACATTTCAATCTCCTTATCATTATACCCGGTATCCTTCCATGCTTCTATCTTTCTTTCTTCCATACTTTCTAATTGCTCTGTTAGTCTTTTATCTTGAGCATCAACAGTTGCAGCATGTAACTCCTTTCCCTGTTTAATATTTTGCATAGTAACTTCCATCCACTTATGAAATGGTAATTTACTCTTTGCTTTAAGAAGTCCTTGGTACTTCATCGCTAATCTTCTCTGTCTTCTATTTGGTGCTTGTGTCATATGATTGATTTTATTATATATTATAAGTTAAATTGCCTAGTCAATACCGTATCTAGTTTTAATTAATTCTTTAATGCTATCAAAAAGACTATTTAAAATTAAGTCTTCGGATATTTGATTTTTAATAAAGACTTCTAATTCATCATTTACTTCTTCACTATCAAATGAAGAACTAATAATTTCATATATAGCCTTTTTAGGAACGTCTATTGGAAATGAAAGATTCAGTTTTACTTTATCATTCTTTTTCTGTTTATCAAAGAGTGTTCTTATTGGAGATGTAATAGCCTTTTGTGGTGGTACCTTTTCTTTATATACCTCGGCTGCTTGTATTAATGCTGGGTTAGGCGGATTAAAATCTAAAGGTTCACCATCTATTGGTTCTAAAAATTCGCTAAGTAAATTTGTTGCTATCCTACCACCGTTTTTAAATATCGTCCATTCACCTTCAGTACTTTCAACTGTTTCTACTGAACCGAACTTATCTCCCTTTATCCACTGTAGGTTTACTTCTTCTGTATTTTCCATACTTGTATCATTTTATAATTATTATACTTGGAAAAAGAAAATTGTTTAATTAAATGTTAAGGCTGTGGGTCAGTACCTTCATATAATACATAAGATGCAATAATGTCATTTCCACCGAAACTTTCATCACCATCAACAGTTGTAGCAAAACCTACCGCTAAATATTCAACAAATCTATTAACAGGTTGATCAAGTGTAAATGCGCCATTAATACAAATCCTACCTCTACCTTCACCGTCAATATTAGTTTCGGTTACAACGTTACTGGACAATACAACAGTAGATGATACAGTTTCCCATTCATTAGTTCCATCGCCAAGTATACCACATTTTAGTTTATATAAATTAATTGCAATTTTTGAAGATGACGTATATGCACCACTTGCTTTTTGGCCAACGACCACTCCTCTAAAGGATATCTGATCATTAATATCATAACTCTTTGTTAAAGGAATACCATTACCCATTAACAAGAATTGGTCTTGAGTTCCATTAACACCAGTTAGTATTCCACCAGTAGTGGTAGAACTCCAATACGCAGCATTCCATCCACCACCATCAGTTAAATTACTATCACTAGGAGAACCTATTCTAAATGAACTAGTTCCTGGATCACCACTTATATAAGCAGGTAAACCTGTAGGAGATCTAAACGATGATTTTACTATTTCTCTTCTTAATTCGGTTCCACTTCCTCCACCTGCACCCTGTACACCTTGTAAACCGAGTACACCTTGTACACCGAGTATACCTTGTAAACCGAGTACACCTTGTACACCTGCGGTTGAAGTACATAATCGATGGTCCTGACCGGTGGTACTAAAATCTAAACCACTAACGTAAGTAACATCATAAACAATTCCGGTTACACCAACAATAGTAGAACTGTTTACAGTAAATATTGATGTGGTAGTATTTGCAGGAGATATTGATAATGTTATTGTACTACCTGGAGGTAAACCCGTGCTCGGTTGTAGAGCTCCACTAGCAAGTCCTAAAAATATTTCGGTAATATTACTAGTGATTCCACCGGATGCTACATTAACTGCTACTTCAAAAGAAGCAAGAGAACCAGAATTTAATGGAAGCTGTGAGATATAGTTTGCTCCTGGTATTTCAACGCATGCACCATTAGCTCCATTAGCTCCTTGTAAACCATTAGTTCCTTGTAAACCATTAGTTCCTTGAGTTCCTTGAGATCCTGCCACAACTGCAGGGTATATACAATATGTATAGTCATCAAATAATCCAGGGGTGGACGCAGGTAATATAGTATAATTTCCAGTTTGGAATGTAACACCTAGAGCATCATATCCAACATTACCGGTAATACTGTTTACCGTATATAATGCATTAATTCCATTTTGTGATATGTTAAATGAAATAGTGTCACCTACATTAAGGGCAACTGGATGAATAATATTACTACCTATATAAATTATAGTAACACCACCTGTAGTCTGGGCATTCATCGAAATGACATTTGGATTGCCGGGATTTAAAGTATTGGCAACGGTTGACCAGCCAAATGTACCACCGGCAATACAACCAGAACCTAAGCCGTTAATTCCTATAGTTCCTTGTGAACCGGTGTTTCCTACAGCTCCTTGTAAGCCTTGTATACCTTGTGCGCCGAGTATACCTTGTAAACCTTGTAAACCTTGGGCTCCTTGTGTTCCATCAGTTCCTTGTAAACCTTGTAAACCTTGAATACCTTGAGAACCATCAGTTCCTTGTAAACCTTGAGAACCATCGGTTCCTTGTAAACCTTGTAAACCTTGTAATCCTTGAGTTCCTTGTGAACCGTCTAATCCTTGAATTCCTTGCGAACCATCTATTCCCTGGGCTCCTAATGTACCTTGGCTACCTGAACCAGAAATACCTTGTAAACCTTGTGTTCCTTGTGTACCAGGATCTCCATTACCAACAAGTTTAACTAATGTAAGTGAAATATTTGCTGTTGCGAAATTTACAAAAGTACCTGCTGTGTCCTTAATTCTAACCTCAACTTGATCACCGCCATTAAGATCCAATATATCTACAGTAGACATGCTATTATAATCGTTTGCATTAAAAGTTGATCGGATTTCAGTAGCACCACTTACACCGTATGGAGTACCATTAACAAATATTTCAGCAAAAATACCAACAGTTGATGCGGCTACTCCACTAAGAGTAAAGTTAATTTCATAATTGCCGGCTTCATTAGCATCAATACTTAGTACATTACCTTGCGGGCTTCCACCTGAAGCAACGTATGTCATTTGATTTATTTCACCAGAAGATAATAGTAAACCTACATAAGAATTTGTTAATGTTATTCCTGGTGCTGTACTATCTAATAGCATAGAACCGTATGCAACGGATCCACTTATAGAACCGGATAAACCTTGTACACCTTGAGAACCTGAACCTTGTAAACCTTGTAAACCTTGAGTTCCTTGAGTACCTGAACCTTGTAAACCTTGTAAACCTTGAGTTCCTTGTAAACCTTGTAAACCTTGAGTTCCTTGAGAACCTGAACCTTGTACACCTTGTGTTCCATCCGTTCCTTGTAAACCATCAGTTCCTTGTAAACCTTGTGTTCCTTGTAAACCATCAGTTCCTTGTAAACCTTGGACGCCTTGTAAACCTTGAATACCTTGAGTACCTAAAGTTCCTTGTAAACCTTGAGTTCCTTGTAAACCTGTTGTTCCTTGTGTACCACTTCCTTCAGTACCTTGAGCTCCTCTATCACCTGTTACAACAAATGATACTAGAACATCTTCATCCATTATAAATGGAGCATTTTCCGTATAAGCAACTGGTACAACATCTAATTCCCACCATGTTCCACCAGAAGAAGGTCTATCATACACTTCTGTTATTTGCCAAAGTATAAATTCATTAGCATCGCTTTGTGATGTAATCCTTACATGACCTTTAGGTATTGATGTGGAACTTCTTATAGTTTCTAAAAAGGTTGATATATTATTTCCTGTAACACCAAAGTCGTTAATGGCCATTATGTTAGCTAAATATTGATCTGTATTATTTACAGAAACATAACTAAAGCCTGGATCAGCCACAGATGTTTGTATATTGAAATTATAATCAAAAGAAGCACCACCAAAACCACCTTGATCTCCTTTGGTTCCTTGAGTACCTACAAATCCTTGTAAACCAGTACCACCGCTAGCACCTTGCAATCCTACACCTTGTGCACCTTGTGTACCAGGAGGTCCTGATATAGTTGATGCTTCTCCTTGTACACCTTGCGTACCTTGTAAGCCGAAACCATCATTACCTTGTAAACCTTGTAAACCTTGAGTTCCCTGTATACCTTGTGCACCTATAGTACCCTGTAAGCCGAAACCATCATTACCTTGTAAACCTTGTAAACCTTGGGACCCGGTTACACCTTGACTTCCAAGCAAACCAGCAGCAGCTGCCGTTACGTTTACCCAATTGTTACCATCATATTGTAAAAATTCAGAAGTTCCTGCTGCAGATGCATTAACATTTCCTAGGCTATTAATATCGGTATTGTTATTATTAAGAGTTGCTAAGTCAATTAAAGAAGAATCAAAATTATAAACAACAGATTGGTTAGGTGAATTTAAAGCTAATGCTAAAGGTTCACCTAATGAACTATATGTATTAGATGCATTAAGTCCTCTAAAGGTTAAAGTAGTACCACTCATTCCGCCGAACACATTCTGTACACCTACGCCTATACCTATATTTAATCCTTGATTTATTTCACCACCAGCAGAAGAGTTAATTAATTTAATTGCATTAACAGTACTATCATATTGTAATTGAACACCATCTCCGGCTATTAATCTAAATGTATCGTTTGCAATTGTAGAATTTAAAGTAAAATCATTTGCTGCTGCTAATAAAGGTGTAGCACCTGTATAATTAACAACTATTTTACCATAACCATTTGCTGAGCCTACTGTCACGTCGCCAGTTCCAATACCACCAATGATATCCCACTCAGCTGTTACAAACACACCTTGTGTAGTTCGTCTATTTGCTCTCCACCAAACTAGAGTTTCTGTTACCACACTGGTAACACCGGTAGGTTCTAATACTTCTACTGGGTGATATACAATATGCCCAGTGTCATATGTTCTATTGTCTACCCACGGATTAGCTACTGCTTTAAAATTTTCATCTACCTCACCATTAAAAAGTTCCCTTTTAATTTCATTTCTGTAGATGATATATTCTTTTAGATTGAATGCCATTTAACCTATTCTTTTTTTATTTATTCAGGTGGTTCAGGAATAATATTTACATCATCATATGGGAATTCCGCCACATCATCTTTTTCTGTAAATGCTAATCTTAGTTGATCTAAATACCAAGTACCTTCTGACCATCCTGGTTGTGCATAGCATATAGAATAAATGCCTGTTGTATATATTCTATTAATTTCATTCCAGAATTTTCTATAATCTTCAACTGCTCTGTTTATAAACCCAACTTGTCTATTAATTAAAATTTCTCTCTGCTTATTTCTTTGTATATCAAATGATGAACCAGGAGTAAGCTTAAAAACCTTTGTAATATTCTCCGCTCGGTATTCTGTAGTAAAATCATATAGACTGCTTTCACCTATAAATACCTGTATAGATGCTAAGTCTCCAACAAAACATGGATCAAATGGTACATAATTACTCTGGTAAAATAATTCCATTTCATCAATGCTACTAAAATCAGTGTATGTTGATTTATTTTCAGCAACATCAAAAAACCCAATACGGATTTTTGACACTGCTATCTTGTACTTTTTTAAGTAAACAAAAAAGTCTAAGGAAAGTTTAAATGTTAGTGCTTCTACAACCAAGAGGACTTGCTATTTTTAGTATATATTCAGTCCTTTATTATGCGGTAGTCATTTAATAGGTTGAAAATTTTACCGTGTGTCACATTACATTCATTAAAAATCTCAAGGTGAGAAGTATCACGATAATTTTGCATCCAATAAACATGCTTAAATCCGGCATTAACCAGAATCTTGGTGCACATTTTACACGGAGAAAGTGTTAAGAGTATTATATAATTTTGTGGATCGTATTCTTGAAACTTAGCAATCATATTTACCTCAGCGTGAATAAATCCACTTTCTCCTGGTGTTAAAGAATCTTCTTCAGTTCCAGTATTACTATTCGTTTCAGCTCCACTATAAGAGCCATTATATCCGAAGCTTGCTATTTTACTAAAGTCTTTCTTTATTGCCATACAACCAACCTTAGTAGTAGAAGAATTTGAAAGATCTCTAATACTTAATAAAATATTAGTGAATGCTTTTAGCTTTATTTGAAGTCGCTGAAGTTTGGGATCCATTTTTGTTTAATTAAAGTAGCTTTCATTTTTACCTCAGGTAATTCTTTATTGAGGCTATTTGCAATTCTTATATTTTCTTTATCATCATCAAAGAATTGAAAATTCCTAAATCCCATTTGCACAAATTTCATAAAGGCGTCTTTTTTCTTTTGTGCAGTAGAGCCAGTGAATCCTAAATTAGGATCATTGATTGCAAAGATAAAATCAGGATTAACATCAACACCGTTATGCATTAGAAAATCATAGATAAGTTTTGAATCATCTCTTGCAGTAATAATACCTACAGCGGTACCTTTTGCAATTGTTCTTTTGAGTATCCTAAAAACCCAATCAATTATTTTACCAGCCTTAAGAATTTCTAAATCTCTAAAGTCATTAAAATCAAACTCATCATGAGGCTTAGTTTTAAATGTATTAAATTCTTGTGGAGTAAGATCAATCTCATATCCTGTTTTTGGATTAAATACTCTAATTTTACTTTTGGTTACAATCAAAGTATCGTCAACGTCAAAGACAGTTATGTCCTTCCCCCATTTTCTATACTTTTCAAATAATTCCATACAATATATATCGGTTAATTTCTGTTGCTTCACCACAGGTGAGATATGAAATGGATACATTAACAATTTCTTCCATTCTCATATATGTGTTTCACTACCGGGAACCTTAGTGAATATCCACCATTCTGATTTTGACTTTCTTCAAAATATTGAACGGTTACGGTTTTACCGACTAATTCATTATGATTGTTGAGGTAATGTTCTCTTTGATCTTTAGAGAATCCAGATCCTACACTTACACGGTTACCTTTATGTTCAATTATAATATTACTTAATCCTTCCTTTTCAACTTGTTTACCATTTTCTGTCCATCTCATTGTTCCGTTAACACATTCTAATACCGTGTATTCAGCATCATGGAATTTTTTAACCTTTAGAAGATTATGGCTTCTTTTACCTTCATAGCCGATATTCTTTCTAACCATGATTCCTTCAAATCCTGCATCCTCAGCAGCTATTTTAATTTCAGTAAATCTTTCCTCAGTAGTTAACTGTTCTTGTTTTAAGAATTCCAACATAGAAGAGTTAATTCCTTCTGGTAAAATATCATAACCATTCTTAAGTCTTTCAGTAAGCGGTGTAGTTCCAGTCTTGTTATCAAATTCCTCTAAAGTTAAATAATCAAATACAAAGAATTTAGGATTTTCAATTTGATGGTCCTTCTTTCGAATCTGTTTCATAATTCCTTGGAAGTCTTCATTACCATCTTTATCCACCATACAGATTTCTCCGTCTAATATAAAGTCTCCACCTATCTTAGAAATTTCATTTTCCAAATTACCTAAAGTAGTAAATTCTTTACCGTTCCTTGAAAAGAATGTTACAGTATTCATTTCTTTTCTACAGATACATCTTACTCCATCCAATTTTCTGGATCCGTACCATTCTCCACTTTTAAAATCCACTCTCTTAGGATTATATGCATTTGCTAAAGCGACCTTAAAGGTTGGAATTAAATCTGAGTGGATTGCCTTATTAATAGAAGTAGTACCACATCCCATATTAAGGTCTCGGTTTAGCATATAGTAAATAATATCTTCCCATTGTTTATTCTCTAGGACGAATCTATTTACATTTGCAATTGCCGTATGACCGGTACATACCCTATTTCTTAAATCATCCAATAAGGTAAAGATACTACCGTATGTATTTGGGTGACCTAGTAAATCTGAATTCTTTTTGCAATTCCTAGGAGTTACATTATATTTGAAATAAGGATTGTAAGTATAGAAGAAAACTTTCTGTAAGAATTCTCTATCAGAATTTTCATCAGAGTTATCAGCATACTTTTTAAGAGTTGCAATTTTATGATTTCCTGAAGAGGAAGATCGCATTTCATCCAAGAAGGATTGTAGATAAGTAAGGTTTGTGTATTCAGTCATATTCCGTTTATTTAATTATATTATAAATATAATCAATTTAATTGGGAATTGAAAATTTTTGGGAGACTTTTTTCAAAAAGTTATTAACAATTTTTTAACTGATCCTGTATAGCTTTAAGCTTGGCGCATTTTTCATAATCCTCCTTTTCTTCAAAATGTAATAGGATAGCATCTAAACTATGTATTCTATGTTTGGCAGTTTTTTCATCATACCTTAAAACTTGATCAGGAAACATTGCTATTACCGTATAACATAAATTCATATACTCATCCCAGCTCGTATGCTCCAAACTATCCAGGAGTCTCTTCATAAATTCCTCTTCACCGTTATCCATTTTCTATTTCCTTCATTTTTTTAATTAAATCCTCCTGCTCATCAGTAAGAGATTCAGGTAAATCAACAAATATATTTATATAAAAATCCCCAAGTACATTTGGATTATTATATGCAGGGAATCCTTTTCCTCGTATTCTTAACATTGTACCATTCCTTACACATTTAGGAATTGTATATGTAATCTTTTTATCAAAAACATCTATAGTACCTTTACCTCCTAAAAGAGCATCATACATATCAATATGTCGTATCGTATGTAAACCTTTTTTATCTAAATAAAAGTTAGGGTCATCTTGTAAAAGAATGGTTAAAATAAGATCGCCATTTTGATCTTCTGTCATTCCGCGTTGACCTAATCCTTTTAGCCTCATTCTTTGGCCATGTTTTACACCAGGCTTAATGTCAATATTAATTGTTCTCGTACCTAACCTAATTTCTTTAACACACCCATAATAAGCATCATGTAAAGTAATATGTATTTTAGAATCAACGTTTGCACCTCTTGTGCTAAATCCAGAATTACCTCTAAAGCCACCACCATATCCTGGATTGTTAAATCCTCCTGTTCTAATAAAGTCATCAAAGTACCCTTCATTAAATCCACCTCTAAATGGATCATTAGTTATTTGATCGTATTGTGCTTTCTTTTTAGGATCACTAAGTGTTTCGTATGCATCTGCTATTTCCTTAAACTTCTCTTCATTGCCTGAAGATTTGTCTGGGTGATATTCTTTGGCTAACTTTCGGTACGCCTTCTTCACCTCATTTTCAGTGGCTCCTTTATTTACACCTAATGATTGATATGGGTCTTTCATTTCCAAAATAACTGTATGCCTATAAGACTACAAGCCAGGCATAATGATACTATTGTTTTTGTGGTAATACCTTCTCCAAGAAAATACCATGTTAAAAAAGTAAATGAAATAATCCCTGATCCAAATGCAATGAATCTTCCTGGCCATAAAAGACCATCATAGTACTCTACTATAAATCTTGTACCAAAAATTAAAATGTAACTTATTATAGTTCCAAATGTTAATGATACTATAAAAGGATTCTTTTTAAACCAAGGCCATACAAATTGACCATTAGTTTGAAACCATATTGCTGATTGCCCTAAGAAGAACAAAAAAAATGCTAAAATTAACTTATTCATTTATATAATATTTATAACCCATCCTAACCATGTGGTCCATGTGAGATTCCATTTGCTTTGCTGTTATCCATACAGAAGGTTCTGGTTTTACGATACCATCTTCTCTTTTATCAAACGCTTTATTTAAAAACCACTTCTCTTTTTTACTCTCCCACCAAAACCATACCTTTTGCCATGACTTAGGTTTTTTCATATAAACTTTATTTCCTTTATCCATGTGAGCAATAAATTGTTTATATGTAATGTCTTTATCAGCCATTTTGGTTTGCTTCTTTTATTGTAATCTTGTGGATCCTTTCTTCCAATACATATTTCTTTTCATCTAATTTGTTTGCTATTTCTAATTGATTAGCAATTCTTTCTAGTACTGATGTTAGTTTTGGAATATCCTTTTCCAATAATTTACGACCAATACCTGTTCTTAAAAATTCTGACATAATAAGTTGTTTATTTTTATATGCAAAAATGCGACTTAGTTTTATGAATATATAATCAAAATAACAACAATATGAAAAAGGTACCTTTATTCGAAGATTTCATCCCAGTAGGGTTTGGAGGAAGTAATGCAGCTAACTATGGTTTAGGTGGTGGCTACAAAGAAACTGGTTATGATATGAATGCTATAGTTGGTCCAGTTGAACAATGTTCTAACCATGTAGCTGAACAAGCTAACAGTTATGAATCAAATGATAATGCTGAACATACAGCAGAAGCATATATTAAAGAAGCAAAGAAACATATAAACGATAAGATAGACGAAGCATGCGAAAACTATGCAGCTGGGGCTATGGAGGAATCAGCGGTTAATGAAGGGACTGATATTAGTTCATGGAATCAAGCTGGAATTAAAGGAGATACAAATGCATTAGTAACTACTTTTGCTGGACCTAAGGATGTTGAATCATTTGGCTTAGGTAGAAAATGCATGCAAATAAACATAGGAAGAAATTATGTTCAGTTAAATCCTGCTGATATTGTAGAATTAAAGGACCTTCTTAAAAACTATAAAGTATAATATGATACCTAAATTTGAAAACTATTTAAATGAAGCTTCTGATTATGAATTTAATCCTAATGAAGCTGCAAGGAGATTAAAGGATAGAGAAAAAGAAAACATCCAAAGATATAGAGCTGCTCAAGATAGAGGAGATAATTATGCAATTGAATTATATGAACTAAAAATTAAGATGGATAAAATTGACCTCGAAGGGTTAAAGGTACAAACCGCAATTCACCAGTTAAAACAAAAGAATGGAAAGTAATGGAAAATAACCAAGAAAGAGAAGACTTAAGCAAAATCCGCCATTATAAAGGTACGGTAAAAGATTTTAAAAATTACTGGGATGAAATGGCTGGAACTGAAACTAATGCATTCGGTACTCCAGAATACCAAGGCTTTAATGATGTACATCCAACTCGTGGTGCTAATGATAGTAAACATTGGGAAACTTCAAATGTAACTGAAGGTAGAAAAACTACCGATGGTTTAGGTGATGAAGGAATGGAAATTTATAGAGATTTAGATTTAGAGATAGGTCTTGATGATCCTAAGTATACTATTATGAACTACAAGGATATAGAACCTGCTATGAAAGACCATAAGTTATTTAAAAAGTTAAATCCTAGAGAAGTAAGAATCTTAAAAAATGCATTAGGTAATCTAATGAGAATAGCAATTAGAATGGAAAGGTAATTTCTATTTACATACAAACTAAAAAAGACCACTCTATGAGTGGCCTTTTAGTCTTATAGCTTTTTATTATCTTAGTTTGATATACTTCTTTCTATTCTGAATATACATCTGACCAATAGGTGCAGTAAGTAATTCTCTTCCATAAACATCATAGATTTTATTATCACCAATCATAGTAGGATTTAATTCTTCTATACCAACAGTACCCATAGTCATTCTCATCCAAGCTTGCCCGTCCCATACTTGATTAAAGCAACAGTTTAGCGTATCAACATAACCTAACGAATCTGTTAAGGTATAACTAATACATGTTGTAATCGTATCATAAGGCATTCCTGTAGTTGGGTTGTAATTGTATACTGTATGTGTACAAGGACC